GGCAAAAAAGCCATGCCTGTGGCTATCATGGTTGCCGTTGGAAAGCCAAAGCCACTGCCTAAGCGTGGACAGCGCACTGCCACCAACATGGCGACCAAAGCCAAACGAGGTAAGTAATGTCTACCTTCCAACTTGACCCCAACCAAGTGGCGCTTGGCGTCCCCAGTTTGGGGGTAACGCAGGTGTTTACTGTTACCGCTTCTAGCGTTCAATCGACGGCCTTTGGCGCGTCTACTACGATGGTTCGGCTGTCTTGCTCACAAGGGCATTGCCATTTCCAAGTCGGCACAAACCCAACGGCCAGCATTACGACATCGCCCATGATGCCTAATAACTTTTCTGAGATTATTCGGGTCAGCCCTGGTCAAAAGATTGCTGTCATCAAAGATGCTGGGATTACTACGTCTACATTTTCTGTGACTGAGTTGATATGAAAACCAAGGCCGAGAAGAAAATTAGCAAGGTCATGCGCGAATTCAAGGCCGGTGAATTGACTTCTAACAAAAAGGTAGTCAAGAATCCCAAACAGGCAGTGGCTATTGCGCTGTCGCAGGCTAAGGTGAAGAAGAAATGAAAAGCAAAGTCAACCAAGCGGCGGTCTATACAAAGCCCACCATGCGGAAGGCTTTGTTTGAGTCAATCAAGGCTAGGTCTGTGCAAGGCACAGGCGCTGGCGAATGGTCAGCCAGAAAAGCGCAACTTCTTGCAAAAGAGTACAAGGCCAAAGGTGGGGGGTATAAATGAAAGCAACGCAGCAATCACTGAAAGATTGGGGCGACCAGAAATGGCGCACCAAGTCGGGTAAACCCTCATCTAAGACGGGTGAGCGTTATTTGCCTGATGCTGCGATCAAAGCGTTGACGCCTGCCGAGTACGCAGCGACTACCAAAGCCAAGCGTGCAGGAACGAAAGCCGGTAAGCAATTTGTCAAGCAGCCCAAGGCGATTGCTAAAAAGACAGCGGGATACAGATGAAAACACCAGCATGGCAACGAAAAGAAGGCCAAGCCAAGACTGGGGGCTTGAATGCCAAGGGTCGTTCGTCTTATAATGCAGCGACTGGTGGCGATCTCAAAGCCCCAGTGAAGTCAGGCGACAACCCTAGACGGGCCTCCTTTTTAGCACGCATGGGCAATATGCCCGGGCCTGAATACAAGGATGGCGAACCTACTCGCTTGCTCTTGTCTCTGAAGGCTTGGGGCGCATCGTCCAAAGTAAATGCTAAATCCAAGGCCAAGGCAATCAGCGCAAGGAACAAGAAATGAGACCTGTATCAGTCGGCATTAACCCAACCGCAGGTGTAACAACCACGGTTTACACCGTGCCGACGGGTTACTACGCGCTGTTCAATCTGTTGTATGTTCACAACACAGGGGGCAGCACCAAGCATTTGACGGTGCAATGGTATGACGCAAGCGCGGCCACCACCATCGACATCTTGACGGCAGTGACGTACACCTCCAAGGCGTACACGCAATTCGACAACGCCTATGTCGTTTTTGAAGAAGGTGATCAACTGCGCGTTACACCGGAGGCCGCAAGTGCATTTGCGATCATCGCAACCTTTGAACAAATCGGATTGACACGCCAATGACCTACCTACAACTTATCAACAACGTGTTGATCCGTTTGCGCGAGACGCAAGTATCGACCAACAATGAGACAAGTTATTCGTCTTTGATTGGCCTGTTTGTCAACGATGCCAAGCGCCAGATCGAGGACGCTTTTAGCTGGAACGTGCTGGGCACAACCGTTACCATCACCACGGTGGCCGCAACCTATCAGTACTCCATGACGGGTGCTGGTCAAAAGTTCCAAGTTCAAGACGCAATTAACACCACATCAAACATAGGGCTGCAAAACATCAGTTTTGTGGAGATGAACCGCTATCAAAACCTTGTGCCCACTACCAACGGGCTTCCTCAATATTATTCTTTTGATGGTATAGACGGCAACGGCGACACCAAGGTGGTGCTGTTCCCCCGTCCTGATGGGGTCTACAACGTCCCATTTTCAGTGACAGTACCCCAAGCTACATTGGCTTCCGACGGCACATCTGTGCTTGTCCCTGACTTTCTGGTGGTGCAAAACGCTTACGCCCGAGCGCTGGTAGAGCGCGGTGAGGACGGCGGTCTTAGCTCGTCTGAGGCGTATCAGCTTTACAGAGGTATGCTGGCTGACCAAATTGCACTGGAAGGCACACGCTACCCAGAGAACCAAGAATTTTTAGCGGTATGAGCCAAGCTCTACAGACCGCCAGTATTGCAGCCCCAGGTTTTTTTGGGCTGAATACGCAAGACTCGCCTTTGGACTTGGCGTCTGGTTTTGCCTTGGTCGCCACTAACTGCGTGATTGACCAGTTTGGACGAATCGGTTCACGCAAGGGCTGGGCGCGGGTTAACTCATCTGCGGGTGCTTTGGGTGCGAATGCGCCCGGTGTTATTCATGAGTTGGTGCAGTCTGACGGTACGCTGACAATCCTCTTTGCTGGCAACAACAAGCTGTTCAAGTTAGATGGTGGCAACGCCGTGAGCGAATTGACCTATGGCGGGGGCGGCACAGCCCCCACTATCACAGCCAGTAACTGGTCTTGTGCATCGCTCAACGGCATCACTTATTTCTTTCAGACCGGCCATGACCCGCTGATCTTTGACCCAGATGTCAGCACCACGACCTATCGGCGGGTGACTGAGAAGTCTGGCTATGTTGGAACAGTGCCATCAGGAAACATCGTTTTGGCAGCGTTTGGGCGTCTGTGGGTGGCTAACACCTCCACAATCAAGAACACGGTGTATTTTTCAGACCTCTTGGCTGGCCAAGTATGGTCAACCGGCACAGCAGGCTCACTGAATGTTGATCGCGTCTGGCCTCAAGGCGCGGACGAGGTGCAGGGGTTAGCAGCGCACAACGGCTTTCTGATCATTTTCGGCAAACGCCAGATTCTGGTCTACGCCAACGCCACCACGCCAGCCACCATGTCGCTAGCCGACACAGTGGGCGGCATTGGCTGCATTGCCCGCGACTCTATCCAGACTACCGGCAAGGATGTATTGTTCTTGTCCAACTCAGGCGTGCGCTCGTTTGCACGGACAATTACGGAGAAGTCTGCGCCGATTGGCGATCTATCCAAGAATGTGCGTAGTGACTTTATGGGCATCGTTGCTGGCGAAACGCTAGCCAACATTAAATCTGTCTATTCGGAGTCGGAAGCGTTCTATTTGATAACGCTGCCGTTTTCAAAATCTGTGTTTTGCTTTGACACCCGTGGGCAATTACAAGATGGATCGTTCAGAGTCACCACTTGGGACTCTATTGAGCCATCAGCACTGCTCTCTAGGCGCAATGGCGATCTGCTGTTGGGCAAGACAAGCTATGTCGCCAAGTACACCGGCTCACAAGATGACACTTCGGCATATCGGCTGCTGTACTACACCAATCATGCTGACTTAGGCAACGCCAATGTAACCTCAATACTCAAGCGACTAAAGGTGGTCGTGATTGGCGGCACAAACCAATTTGTGACCATGAAGTGGGGGTTTGACTTTAGCGCCAACTATCTGTCAACCAATGCACAAATCCCAACACAAGCGGTTTCTGAGTACGGAATTGCCGAGTACGGCGCGAATGCTACGATAGTGGCTAAATACGCCAACGGTGTAGCCTTGCAAACTTTAAGCGTTTCTGCCTCTGGCAGCGGTAAAATCGTGCAAACAGGCTATGAATCAAACATCAACGGCGCGGCGCTGTCTATTCAGCGGATTGAAATCCAAAGCAAAGACGGGAAAACAGTATGAGTAATTACACACAAAGCACTAATTTCGCAACCAAAGACGCGCTTACGAGTGGTGACCCACTCAAGATCGTCAAGGGCACGGAGATTAACACCGAGTTTGTCAACATTTCGGTGGCTATTGCAACCAAGGCTGACTTGGTGTCGCCTACGTTTACTACCCCTTTGCTTGGCACGCCGACATCGGGAATTCTGACAAACTGTACGGGCCTTCCCGTTTCTACTGGTGTGTCTGGGCTTGGAACTGGCGTAGCTACGGCACTGGCCGTAAATGTTGGCTCTGCTGGCGCGGCTGTAGTTAACGGCGGCGTCCTTGGGACGCCAAGTTCTGGGACATTAACAAACGCCACTGGATTGCCCTTGACAACGGGTGTTACGGGAACACTTCCCGTCGCCAATGGCGGCACTGGTGTTACCACATCAACAGGTTCGGGCGCTAATGTACTTGGGACTGGCCCAACAATCTCCAGTCCAACCATTACCGGAACACCTGTAATGGGCGCGTCCGTTATTACTTCGGCAACTGCGGTTGCTTCAACATCCGGCACTTCAATTGACTTCACCAGCATCCCAAGCTGGGTTAAACGCATTACTGTGATGCTACAAAACGTAAGTACAAACGGGACAAGTAATCTTATGGTGCGTGCGGGTACTTCCGCTGGGGTAGATTCAACCAACTACACCTCAAATAGAGGCACTATAAACAACACTTCTGTGTTTGCTACTACTACAACAGCAGGCTTTGATGTCGCCTCATTTGCATCGGCTGCGATATTAAATAAAGGGGTTGTTGTCTTAAACAACATATCTGGAAACATCTGGGTTGCTAGCGGCTGCGTTTCAGATTCTGGAACGCAAACGTCCAATTTTGCGGGCACTGTTTCCCTTGCCGGTGTTCTTGATCGTATCCGCGTCACCACAGTAGGCGGCACAGACACTTTCGATTCAGGCTCTATCAACATACAGTTCCAATGATCACGCACCACTTCAGTAAGTTGTGGCAAGGCAAATGAAAATTCCGGTGGCAGTCTGTGATGACTACACCTTGTTTTTTGAAGATGACGAAGGGTTTTGTTTTATCCACTGCAACTGTGTGCGGTGGACAAACTTGGTAAGAAAGCAAATGTTGGCTGATTTAGTTCGCATTCAAAAACAGGACTTGTATGCTGTACATGACATCGGCGATGAAAAACATAAGAAGTTTCTCGCCTTGTTTGATTTTCAGTTTTTGCAAGACTTTGTAGGTTTAGACGGCCAAAACAGACAGATATATGTCAGGAGCAAATGATGGGAATTGAAGCAGCATTAATAGGTGGAGGCGCAAGTCTTCTTGGCGGCGCTCTCGCAGGCAGGTCTGCTGAAAGCGCAGCTAGAACGCAAGCAGCCGCGCAAGAACGCGCAGCCCAACTTGCAGCGGAAGAAGCACGATTTCGTCCAGTAGGCATTACGACACGCTTCGGCTCGTCGCAGTTCCAGACTGACGCAGACGGGCGTGTGTCGGGCGCTAGCTACGAGTTAGACCCTGCCCTTCGTGCCTATCAAGACCGCTTCTTGGGGCTAGCTGGTGGCGGTCTTTCTCAAGCGGAACAGGCCCAGCAGCAGTTTGCGCCTTTGGGCCAAGCGGCTCAAGGTCTGTTCGGCCTTGGCCAGCAGTACCTAGCGCAGTCGCCAGAAGCAGCGGCGCAGCAGTACATGGCAGGCCAGCAGAACTTACTAGCCCCTAGCCGCGAACGTCAATTTTCACAACTGCAAAACCAGTTGTTCCAGACGGGTCGTGGTGGCTTGGCTGTTGGCGCTACGGGCGCTCGTCCTAGTGGTGCGGCTGGTCTCGGCGCAGCAAGTCCAGAGATGGAAGCCTACTACAACGCCATTGCCCAGCAAGATGCGGGGCTGGCTGCTCAAGCAATGCAGGCCGGTCAGCAGCAGACTGCCTTTGGTGCTGGTCTGTTTGGTACTGGTGGCAATCTGCTGACGCAAGGCTACGGCGGTCAGGCAGCGGCCCTTGCACCATACCAAGCCTACCTGCAAGGTGCTACTGGTCTGGAATCGTTGGGTCAGCAGCCGTTAGAGTTAGGTTCAGCCTTGGGAGGGCGTATTGCTAACCCTTCAGGCGCAAACGCTTTGTACGGCGGCGGTATGGCTGCGGCAGGCTCAAACGCTGCTGCCAATGCCTACAATCCGTTTGCCACGGCTTTGGTTGGCGCAAGTCGTAGTCCTGCGCTGACCAATGCAGCGGCCAATGCGTTTAGCCCGTATGGAGGCACGCAGCAAGGCGGTTACGGTCAACAAGATCAGTACTTGTCGGGCGCTTTTGCCAATCCACAATCGCAGCAGGCGCAAATGCTGGCCGCGCAAAACTTCGGTTTCTAAGAGGGGTAAGACATGGCAACCGACATCGTTCAATCACTGTTTGGCGTTACGCCGCAGGCTTATCAGCAAGCCCAGCAAGACCGCATGGACGCGCAAGCGTTGCAGTACGCCAAGTTAAGCCCGTTTGAGCAAGCCAACTTTGCCATCGGTCGAGGCGCTACTGGTTTGGCTGGCGCTCTTGGCGGTGCTTTGGGTGGGCAAGACCCTGAGTTGCAGCGCATTACGATGCGTCAGCAGATTGCAGGGCAACTCAACCCTAACGACCTGTCAACTTTTGAACGTGGCATTGAGATGATGCGTCAAGCTGGTGATGGTCAAGGTGCTTTGATGCTTGGAATGGAAGCTGACAAGGCTCGGCAATTGGCACTTGTTCGCTCAGATGAGGCACTTGTTCGCCAAAATGCACAGTTGTCGCAGCAGCGGGCGCTTCAGGCTCAAAAACTTATTCAAGGAGCATATCAGCCTGCTACTCCAGAGCAACAACAATTTGTTGAAGTGGACGATCAAGGTCAGCCCGTGACGATCCCAGGTAGCCCAGCGTCTTTTGATATTAGCCCTGTTGTTCCTCAATTAATGAGGCTTGGCCCTGAAGGTCAGGCGGCCATCTCTCAGCAAGCAAAACTGCTTCCAGACCTTCGCAGGCTTGGCGCAGCTTCAATGCGTGAGGAAAATCCATTTGCGATGTTTACCACTGATGCAACCATTCCGAAAAATGTTCAAACACTTGCACAGCAATACTCTAAGAGTTTTTCTAGTGGAGTGCTTGACCCCGAGAAAGCTGACGCCAAAGTCAAAGAGTTGTCTGAAATGACGCAGCGTGTCCAGCAGTTTGACCAAAATCAGCAGCAGATTAAAGACAATCAAGCCGTCATGCAGACGCTGCGTCAGCAAGGTCTTGAGAACTCTCAGCAAGCTCTTTTGATTCAGCGAGGCAATCAAGCATTGCAAGCGCAGAACATTCAGTTCCAGCAAGACATGAAGCGCCAGCAAGAGGCAGCCAAGGCAGAAGCCAAAGCCAACAAGCCGCTTCCTAGTTATCTTGCCAAAGAAGAGGAGGCCGACTTCTCTGCCGCAAACGCAGCAACCAACATTGCTACAGATGCTTATGGGTACATTAACAGAATTAAAACTGGTGATATTAAATTTGGCATCAAAGACAAAGCCAGCATTCGGGCGCGTCAGCTTTTTGGTTCTGGCGATCCTGATGTTGTAGCCCGTGAAGAATACGACAAATTTGTCACAAACTTAGTCAATGAAAGTTTGCGTTTGAACAAGGGAACTCAAACTGAGGGTGATGCTGCGCGAGAGGCAAAAGCACTTCAAAGCTCAGAATCAAAAGAGGCTGCTGCCTCTGCTATGAAGCGACTGGTTGAAATCAACACGCGCCGCGCAGAAAACGCAGCAACCTCAGTTGAAAAACGCCGAGCTAATGCGGGATTTCCTCAAACCCCTCAACCAATTGTTGTCCCTAAGTTTGATGTTCAAATCATTACGCCAGCCGAATACAACAGCTTTTTGAAAAATCCAAAATTCCCAAGTGGCACAGTTTTTGTTGATCCTGATGGCGTGAGAAGGAATAAACCATAATGGCAAACTATAAAGATGCACCATTGGCCGACCAGCCACAAGCAAACCAGCCGCAAGCCTTTACCTCTGTCCTTGGCCCTGGGGTTCCTTACTCCGGTGCAGCCGAGGCATTTCGATCAATTGGTCAGGGCTTGACTTTTGGAACTCTGGACGAGATTGAGGCGGCTGTCCGCACTGGCTCAATCAGTGGGCCTGAGTATGAGCGCCAACGCAATTTATTGCGTGAGCAGCAAAAGCAATTCGGCCAAGACATGCCAATCACCAAGACTGGTTTGGAAATTGGCGGCAGTTTAATTGCCCCGTTTGGCGCTGCCAAGCAGATTGGCCGACTTGCCCCTGCAACACAATCAGCGGTTATCGGCGAGACTTTGCTAGGCCAAGCTGGACGAGGCGCGGCCGTTGGTGCTGCAACTGGTGCGGCTTCTGGTTATGGTTTTGCTGAAAAAGATGAGGGCACGGCGGCTGCGGTTGGCGGCGTCTTTGGCGGCTTGCTAGGTGGGTCTGTTCCCATTGTTGTAGATAAGGCCGGAACTCTGATTAAGAATGTTTTGAACTCGGCTGGCATTGGAGATCAACAAACCGCCACATCCAAGATGCTGGCAAGCTACCTCAAGAAGGACAATCTTACGCCAACAGAAGCACAGCAAGCACTGGATGAGTTGCGCCGTATTGGTGTTCCTAACCCAGTGATTGCCGACTTGGGCAAAAGTCTGCAAGACTTGGCCTACAGCGCGTATGTCGTGCAATCAAAAGCCAAGGGTTCGACTCAAGAATTTCTTGAAGGCCGGTTGATTGACCAACCCAACGAGATCGTAAAAGGATTGGTTGAAAAAGCGGGGCTGGCTAAAAACGTCAATGGTTTTGAGTACCTTGAAGCGTTGACCAAAAATCAATCACGGCTTGCAAGCCAGTCATATCCAGATGCTTACAGCAAGGCTATTAGTGCTGCGCCGTTTCGCCAGTATGTTGACAGACCTGTGTTTCAAAAAGCCTACCAAGAAGCGGTCAAACGGGCTGGCGTTTTTGGTCAAACTTTGCCTGATCTTAGTGCAATTCGCAGCGCGCAATCAGTTCCAACAGATATTCTGCACCAGATTAAGATTGGTCTTGATCGTATTGTTGATGCTGAAACAGACCCACTTACCAAAAAAATGTCAGGCTATGGCGGTGATGTTTCCAAAGTAAAAACTGAGTTTAATGACCTAATTAAGTCTTTAAATCCTGAATACAAAAAAGCCAATGCTGAATTTGCAGATGCAGAGCGCATTAAAAATGCTTTTAAGATGGGCGAGGACTATCAAAAACTTGACCCAGCAGAAGCCGCATCAAAGATTAAGAAACTTAACTCTGACGAGAAAGAGGCGTTTCGTCTTGGCGTAATGGCTGACGTTAATAACCGACTTGGAACTTTTAAGGGCGGCGACTTTAGCAAGCAAATCTTTAAGTCTGAGAATCAAAAGCTGTTGCTTAGAAACGCCTTCCCAGATCAGGCTTCTTACACTGACTTTTCTCAGTATGTTAAGAGCTTGGGCCAGCAAAGCAGCACCAAGCAGCGAGTTCTTGGCGGCTCTCGCACAGATGAAAATCGCGCAGTTCGTGATGAGTCTAATCTTTTAGGTTCACTTGCAACGGCGACGGCAAGTGGCGACATGCTAAGTATGTTGAGGGCAGGTGGCACAGCCTTACTGTCAAGGGCAAAGGGCATCAGCAGCGAAACATCTGAAGCCTTGCAAAAGCGCTTGTTTACTGTTGACCCAGTAGAGCAGACAGTCATTCTGCAAGAATTGAGTCGCAGGGCGCAAAGACCTAAAACCGGACTGTTAACTGGTGCTGCCAGTGTTGGCTCGGCTACTGGCATTTTAGGAGATTAACCAATGTTCCCATTGACAGCCCTACTTGAAGTCGGCGGTAAGCTGATTGACAAACTGATCCCTGACCCAGAGGCCAAGGCCAAGGCCCAGCTTGAACTAGCAACGCTGGCGCAATCTGGCGAGTTGGCAAAGATGGCGAACGACACCGAGTTGTACAAAGCAGAACAAGCTGGCGTGTCTGAGCGATGGGATGCTGACATGGCCTCCGATTCATGGCTGTCTAAAAACATCAGGCCAATGGCCTTGGTAGCTATCTTTGTAGCCTACTTTTTATTCGCCCTGATGAGCGCCTTCGGGTACAACGCGCAAGCATCCTATGTCGAGTTGCTAGGGCAGTGGGGCATGTTGGTCATGAGTGCATATTTTGGTGGCCGCACGCTTGAGAAGATCATGGAAATGAAGGCTAAGAAATGACACCGCACTTCACCCTTGCAGAATTGACGGCCACTAGCCATCGTGAGTTTGACAATACCCCAAACGCTGATGAAATGGCTAACCTTCAGCGGCTGGCCGAATTTCTAGAGCAAGTCAAAAAGGTGTTGGGCGGCAAGCCGGTCATGATTAATTCTGGATTCCGGTCTAAGGCCGTTAACGACAGCGTAGGCAGCAAGGATACGTCCCAGCACCGCATTGGCTGCGCGGCTGACATCAGAGTACCCGGCATGACGCCAGACGCCGTGGTGAGGCTTCTAATCGACGCCAAGCTGCCCTACGATCAACTAATCCGTGAGTTCGACGCTTGGACGCACGTTAGCGTTGTTAGCAAGCCAGGCTTGCTACCGCGCCGTCAAGTCCTTATCATTGACCGCGCTGGGACTCGCGGATTCGCATAAGCGACCTGTAGGCTTCTAGCGCGTCCTTTACGTCGCGCTGGAGGTACTCAATACGCTCGTTCTGATCAATCAGTTTGGCGTAGGATTCTTCGGCAAACTTTGCCAAGTTTTCGTGCGTCCAAGTGCTGAAGGTTGGCGTCATAGCAGGCATTCCTCACGTTCCGGTTTTGGCATCCGGCTTGGGTCTAGCCTTGTGAACGGCCACCACGCCTTTAATTCGTCTTGAGTTAACACGTTCTTCGGTTGTGAACTTGTGCCCGTTGGCACACTCACGCCGCCTTGTTGTGAATTCTTCTTTGTTTCTTGTGTCATTTACGGTTGTCCATGCGTTGCAGATTGGACAGTTCATTGTTTGTGTACGTTAAAGTGTTTGGGTTTCTGGGCCATCATAGCGGCGGTCTTCGCGCCAATGCCGACTGTACCGTAAGTGGGCGTGCCTTCGCGGGCACGCTCAATAGCCCGCGTAGACGCAACGCTACGTTTTAAAGCTGTGTTGTTGTCATCCTTCTTACCCTTGCGTTCTTCGTCGGTGTACTGCTTCCAGTTAAATGCGTTCGTCATATTATTCCTTTGGAAGTTTAGGCAAAGGCGACCAATGCGTCCAAAATTTATCACCGTGATAAGTTCCGTAGGTGGCAACCCCACCAAGCCCGAGTAGCTGCACCTTCACGCCCCTCGGCGCTGAGTTGATGTGCATCCAGTACGTGTCGGTTGATACCGCAACCGTCTTGGCGGTGTTGAGCGCGTAAGAGGGCAGATAGGTGTCAGTCACTGGTTCCCACCTATGTCGTGGGCTTGCTCGATGGCTCGGGCAAACTGAATAAAGTCTTTTCCGTACATCATCTCGTAAAGTGCTGTATCCGTCAGCGGCTGGCGCTCTGGCTGTGCCAAGGCTGCTTCGAGTGCGGTGATTGCATTCTTCATTTGCCACCATGTCTCAGCGTCATATTTGACGCGCTCCCATGCGTTCTCCAACGCCTCAAGCGCCTGCCTAAGTGCTTCGTCTTTAGTCATTTCAACAACTCCTTGGTCAGCGCCTTAATCGACTCATCAATCTGGTCGTGCAAGTACTCAGGCAGACTGTTCTTTTCCGCAAAGCCCCACGACTCCAGCGCGGCCAGCAGTTTGATGATTTGAAGCATTTGTTCTTTAGTCATATCAACCTCCCGATCACATAAGCCAAGCCCAACATCAGGCCAAACAGCACAGTGCCTACGAACGCCCATGTAGCCCACGCCAGTTGCCTCTGGATGCCGCTCCAATGAACTTCTGGTAGTTCTGCGTCATTGAACTCGCAGTTCACAGTGCAATTGTTGGGATGAGGGCATGGCTTGATACCGGCAGCACCGTCACACATTCTGGTCATGTTAATACCCCCACCGAACACGGAAACACACCAGCCAAAGGTGAAGGACGAATTCTTGACCACTGCTGAAAAACCCAACAGCAAAGCCGGGCCATTTGCGCGGAAAAAACTCGGTTGTCAGGTGCAGGCTCTTTCTCATTCCGACACCTCATCAGCCTTGGCTGAAATGTATGCACGCAAGCGTTTGATCTGCGTCTTGTTGAACGTCACTAACGCCGATGCGTACTCAACACCCGTCTCGGCCTTGAGCAATTCAAGCTCTGCTGTCGCCAGTTGTTTGGCCGCTACCTCGATGGGTGAGGGCAGCTTAAATACTTCTTTGAGTTCGGTATATAAGTTCATAATTACTTCACCAGAACATCAAAGTAGGCCAGCATCAGGATCACCCCAAGGCTGACCAGAACGATGGAGCCAAGGATGTTCATAAATGCACGGCGAACCAACTGCTGAGTGTGTTTCATTTTGTTTTCTCCTTGATTAATTTACTGACATATCCACGCACTTTGGCGGCGTGTTCTTGGGTGAGATAGAACTCAACTCTGGTTAGGCCAAGCGCCTTTCGGCGCTGGCGTAGGGCTTGGACTCGTTGGGTGGGGGTGGTGGCGGTCATTTGCAGCCCGAGCAATCGCAAGGAATAACAACCCCACCCTTGACCTCGGCACGCAATTCTTTCATCGTGTCGTAACCCCTGACATGGCTTCTGTCATTGGGTGAGCTTTCCTCATCAAACCGAAAGCCTGCTGGCAGGTTGAGGATGTAAACACCTGGCTCGTCAGAGTCGATGTCTTGGGCAGCGTTGAGTTTGTATTTCATAGTGTTCTCCTGTTGTTGATGTATCTATTATATCATAGTTTCCGGTAACAGCAAGTCTTTTTTCAACTATTTTGTAGGGACAAACCCTAACACCATCTCTTTAGCCTGATCAGCCCCCTTTGCCACAAAACAGGTGTAGCCACAGCCCTCCAGATAGGCAATCCAGTCTTTCTGCTCGGCGCTGGTGCTGCCGCCCTTGGTGCGCTTCATCTCCACCCACAAGCGCCAGTCTGGAATGAACAGGTCGGGCACACCCGGCGATACGCCCTCAACCTTCAGACGGGCAGCAGTCGCCATGCTTCTAGCACCACCGTTTGGGATGGCAAAGATACGCACGCCCCTGTAGCCTTGGCGAAACCAGCGCACGAACTCACGCTGCTCCTCATGCTCGGTTGGTATGCGGTCTAGAACGGACATTGAACCTCCCACTTGTTGCACTCGCCCACGGTGGCCGCAAACTCCGCTGGCGGCTGCATAAAGAACTCAACGCACAGGCCGTCCACGCCGTAATGCTCACAGGTGTGGCAGCACTTGGGTGGGCCTGCCTTAGCCCACTCACGCCACTGAATCAAAAACTCTGGCTCTTGGTGTCTCATTTAATTCCCCGTTGTTGTGAAAATTTCATCCAGCACCTAGCGCAATACCATTTAGCCCTGACATCAATGCCGCCCTTTGACTCGGTGTCTAGCTTGCACACATCGCAAATTTTCAGCTTTTGCGCTTTGCTCATTTGTTCATCAACAGTCATGCCCATTTCCTTCTCATTACTCTAAAAAACTTACCATCCTTTTTGAACTCAATGCTGCTCGGTGGTTGAGCTTGATTCATGTTGACTGCCATCTCATCCAACGACTGCACATTAAGGCCACCCTGCTTGATCTGAGCGCTTTGCGCTATGGTTGCGAGCTTTTGCAAAGCCGTCTGGCCTGCATAACCATCGTGCGTCACGGCGAGGTACTCGGTCACTGCTGGGTCGCTCAAGCCACCGTAATAAGTCACTGCCAGCATCTCCTTTCCAGAGGCTTTACTGATGTGCCTGCGCCATGTCCAGCTTGTTACATCCAAATCACGCCCCTCCAGCCCCATGATGTCATCGTTGTGCAGCTTGAGTTTCTTGGGTTCTGGGGCTGGAAATGGAGTATCACAGGCTGGGCAAACAGACGCTGAAATAGCGCACAACTCGCCGCAGTTATCGCAGACTTTCACTGGTGCTTCGCCGTTACCATCGCCACCTTTCTTTGGGGGCTGGACAGCAGTGATCGGGCCATGCGTAGCCACCACACCAGCGAAGTCCAGTACCAGACAATGATCGGTGTGGCTCTTGACGCGCATCCCTCGACCCGCCATCTGGACGTACAGACTGGCGCTCATCGTCGGGCGCAGCATGGCGATCAGGTCAATGTCGGGATAGTCAAAGCCAGTTGTCAGCACATTGGCGTTTGTCAAGGCTTTTAGCTTGCCAGCCTTGAAGTCGCCGATCATGCGCTCACGTTCTTTCTTTGGTGTCTCACCCGTCACGCACTCAGCCGCCACACCCTGCTGGCGCAAGACTTCTGCAACGTGCTGCGCGTGATTTACGCCAGCGCAAAAAAACAGCCATGCCTTGCGGTCACCAGCTAAAGCCACAACCTCGCCCACCACCTTCTGATTCTGATCGTCAGTATCAACAGCGGCCTGCAACTCAGACTCAATGAACTCGCCGCCCCGCTTATGCACACCAGTCACATCCAGCTTGGCCTTGGTGACCTTTGAGCGCAGCGTTGACAGATAGCCCTTAAACACCAACTCCTCAATGCTGATCGGCTCAATCAATGCGTCAAACAGCGCAGGCTTGTCGGTGATCAGTCCATGCCCAAGCCTGTAAGGTGTAGCGGTCAACCCAACTACCCGCAAAGCAGGATTGATTGCCTTGAGTTGCTCCAACAGCGTGCGGTAGCCGCCCTCGTCTTTGTGGTTGACCAAGTGGCACTCGTCAATGATCACCAGATCAATGTGGCCCAACTGATGCGCTTTGGTACGCACAGACTGGATGCCAGCAAAGGTAATCGGCTCACCCAAGTCCTTGCGCCCAATGCTTGCGCTGTAGATGCCCATCGGCGCACCCGGCCAGTGCTGGCGCATCTTCTCAGCGTTCTGCTCAATCAATTCCTTGACATGCGTGAGCATCAAAACTCGCGTCTCAGGCCAGTTCTGCAAGGCATCCTTGCACAGCGCAGCCACAATGTGACTCTTGCCAGAGCCGGTGGGCAGCACCAGACAAGGATTGCCCTTGCCGCCTTCTTCAAACCATGCGTAAAGTTGGTCTATCGTTCTTTGTTGGTAGTCTCTCAGCATGATTGCCCTACACCGTACCCAATCAAATAAAAAATCACTGCCACAACAACAGGATGTTTGAGACATCGACCTGTAAACCACCAGTCAATAAATTTGTTGATGTTCATCCCACAACCCGCGCATTAAAGTTTTTACGCATCTCAGCAATCACAGGATCACCGCTACCGCAAGCCTCGGCATTTGCCAGTAGTTCCGCACTACCCCACACGCCCTCTCGCGCTGGGTCACCGTTGGCTATATTTATACCGTTTACCTCGTATACAGCCGTAAATTCGTCAGGCCCGTCTTTGCGTTGCCAAGGCACTAAGTCTGGGTGCAGCACATGGCTTTCGCAACCCTTGTGCTGGGCATCCACTGGGATCACATCGTCCCACTTGGCGCAGTGCCAAGTCGAGTCAGGCATTGGCGTTGCATTCGCACAGGTGCGGCAGTTGACATGCTTGGTGGTCTTGCTCTCATGGCAGAACTTGTACGCATCGCAGAATTTGCACTGATACCAGCTTGGGTCAGTGCTGATTGGGGCTGGCATACGCTCAGACAATGCAATGTAATGCCCACGGCGTACTGCTTTTTCTGAGACTTCTTTGTCAAACTTCACGCGCTCCGTGTGGATGCGGTCATCGTCCTTGCAGATGGCGACATACAGCGCACGGTCAATTGCAGTGCCCTGCATATAGACCTGCATCTGCACAAAATGTTCGGGCTTTGATTTCTCCACGCCATTCTTTGCCAAATCATCAAAGGACTTCTTGGAATGCGTTTTGAACTCGGCAACGTGCTTGGCCTTTGGCGCTTCAGGCACACCCTTGTCAATGATGGCGTCCAAGCTGCCAGAAACATGACTGCCGAAGTCAACGCGATGCTGGCTTGACACCTTGCGTACATCCAGCCCGATAGCACGCAAGTCGCTGATGATGGTGGCTTCCTCGTTCTGTCCCCTGCGAAACAGGCGCAGAATTCTCCCCGGAAACTCAGGCTGCACCGCCCACCGGAACGATAACCACAGCCAGCGATCACAGACATGGCCTAGCGTACTAGCCCCAAGATGTGGCCTTGGTTTCTCACTACGACCTTCATGGTGCTTATCAACCAACGATTGGATGTTAATATCGCTATCGGGAATCTTCATTGTTCTCTCCTTGATTGATATTTGCCCCGACCTTCAACAGTCGGGGCTTTTTTTAAGGTGGGGGTACTCGCTGCACTGTGGATAGGGCCGGAACCTATCTATGGCGAAAGTTCACAGCATCCGCTTTCCCCCCGAAAATTACTTCTTAGCCCAAGGTGGCGCAGTCTTGCTACCCGCAGCGGCTGGAGCAGAAGCTGGTGCTGATGGAACGCTTGGCGCTACGCTGCCAGACATAGACTTGAAGCCCCGCACCTCGTTGCTTGCACCGTACTGAGGGTCTTGCTTGATGTCCAGCTTGATGGCAATCTCACCACCAATCAATTGGTCGGTATCTGTGACTTTAGCTAGTCCAATCGCACGCATGATCTCGCCCAGTTGCTGGCGTCCAATCTCCTCGGCCTTTGGGTTGGCGTTCTTGATGTTCAGATTGCCAAACACCACACGACCTTGGTGGCTCGGGCCAGTGATGTCGTAGCGCAGCTTGATGTACTGACCGTTGCCAGCCTTGGTCGCCTTCAGTTCAGCTTGCGAGATGGTGCATGTGTACCAGCCAGCAGGCAGTGGCTCAAAGTTGTTGGTGTTGCCAATAGGAAGTTCGTTAATGTCAAAAGTCTCGGTAAGAAAAGCCATAATTTATTCCTTGATAGTAATTTTGAAAGATGGGCGACCGGGTTTGGCCGTAATTGCACCAGCCAGATGACGGGTGATGGATTCGTCTGCTGCCTTCCAAAGAGTCATATTGATCTCTGGTTTCCAGCGGAATAACGTAGATAGATGTTCGTTCAGTCCTGATTCGGTAGCCAGCATTTGCAACTTCTCAGCATCAACCTTGCGGTCAATGCGGCCAGAGATTTTGACCACATAGCCATCTGGCTCTGCTGTTTCAGTGGACTCAAACGCTTCAGGCAAGCGCAGGGCTTTGACAATTTGGTCTTCGATCTTGCGGCGCTCAATTACTGCCCGTTCTTCAGAGGATTTGATCCGCACCCATTCGGCGCTTAGGGTTTGGATGTCAGTCATGCCTTGCCCCCAATCTTGTTAATGATTGCACCCAAATCTGGCGCTTCCCACGCTTCCAGCTTGCCTGAGCGATCCTTGGCCAGCCAGAGGCCATCGCTATCGCACATCAGTGCGCGTTGCGTTACGCCCTCGGCATCTCGCTCGACACGCAGTGCCAACACTTCATCAAAGAAGTAAGGCAAGCCTTGGGTGAGGCTCTTGCCTGGCATTCCCGGGTTGTAGAGCATCTTGCCCATCTCGTCTGTGCTTTTCTCCAACTTGGCGCTCATGTAAACATGCTTGCCCGGCAAGTCTCGGAACGCCCTGATCAACTCCTGCATGGTGCTATTCATTTCGCCGTAAGCTGCGCGACCATCTTTAGACTTCTTCATTTCATGGTGCAGCACCACCTCAGCCACCTCGCTGATTGAGTCCAGAGCCACAGATTGGAAGCCTTCAGCCTCTTTACTGTCTTTGCACCAAGCAAATGCCTCACGCAAATCGTCCATTGACGTAATCTCAATGTAAGGCAAATCAGCGTCTTGGATAGACAGCAGACCGCCCTCGGCAGACAATACGATCACATTGGGCAGTGTCTTGACCAGCGTAGTCTTGCCTGACCCTGCTGCCCCATACACCAACAACTTCACTCCATTGGCGGTTAGACCACCTGTTGACTTCAGATTGATAGCCATTTGGCTCTCCTTGATTTTCACCCACTTCAGGAAATCTGTTCTGGGTGTGCTTGAACTGTAGCACACAATCTGGGGTAACATACAACCATTGAAATAAATTAATTTAACAAAGGAAAAGCACCATGATGACCTTAGAGCAAATACGAGACGCACTTTCTGACCGAATGCCCAGCAAGGTAGCCGAGGCAACCGGCATTCACTACAACACCATCCGGCAGATGCGCGACAACCCAAATGCCAACCCTACGCACAAAGTGATGTTGGCCTTGTCTAACTATCTGGAAAGTCGGAAGGTAGCGCATGGCTGATCTGTCAAACATCCTCGGTGGCCCGTGGTCGCCATCCCCAGAAAAGTTAGTCGCTCCCCCTGAACACCAACTCATTGACGCCATGCGTTCTGCGGGGCTTGAGCCACCAGAGGAAATTAATTTCGATGGCAAGATTCACCGCTTTCGGTCTGGCACAAAGGGATCGCCAGGACACGGCGACAAACCGGGCTGGTACTTGGTCTTTGGCGATGGCATCCCCGCTGGGCGTTTTGGGTGCTGGCGTGCTGGTATGGAGCAAACTTGGCGTGCAGATATAGGCCGAAAACTAAGCCAAACCGAGGAAATGTCACACGCCAAGCGATTAGCTGAGGCCAAAGCCTTGCGGGACGCCGCCATCGAGCGCCAGCATCAGGTCGCCAGCGACACAGTCGAGAAAATCTGGACAGGCGCACAAGCGGCCAGTGCCGAACATCCTTACCTTCAGCGCAAGGGCATCAAGGTGCATGGCGCACGGATTACAGGAGATGGGCGGTTAGTTCTTCCCCTGTACGATGCAGACGGCACACTGTCCACCCTGCAATACATAGACCACGAAGGCGGCAAGTTGTACCACTCAGGCGGTCAAACTGGTGGTAAGTTTTGGCAGATAGGATCACTAGATGAACCCGGCACGATTTATGTTGCCGAAGGCTTTGCCACCGCAGCTACCATTTATGAGGCTACAAATCGCCCTGTGGTGGTCGCCTACAGCGCCAGCAACTTAGTGCCAGTGACCGGCTCATTGCGAGAAAAGCACGGCCCAACTCAGGAAATCGTGGTTGTGGCCGATAACGACGCCTCTGGCGTAGGCCAACGCTATGCCGAGCAAGCCAGTGCCAAATACGGCGCACGCATGGTTATGCCTCCGATTCTCGGTGATGCCAACGATTATGTCCAAGCTGGGCATGATCTGGCTAGCCTTTTAGCGCCATCAGTGACCGACTGGCTCGTCCCCGCCGACGAGTTTTCATCCCAACCCAGCCCCATCTCGTGGTTGGTTAAGCGTTGGGTTCAGGAGCAGGCTTTGGTCATGGTGCATGGCCCATCTGGTGGCGGCAAGACATTTGTGGTGCTGGACTGGTGCTTGAGAATTGCCAGCGCCACCCCCGATTGGTGCGGAAACAGGGTCAAAGCAGGCAATGTTGTCTACTTAGCAGGCGAAGGCCACCACGGACTAAAAAGCCGAATAGCCGCTTGGAAGCATCACCACAAAGCCGGAAAACTCAGCATGTGGCTCTCCAAACATGGCTGCGACCTCAACACCCCAGTCGGCTACCTCAAGGTGGTCGAACATGTCCGAATGCTCCCCGATCCGCCAAAGGTCATAGTAGTAGATACCCTGCACCGATTCTTGGCCGGTGACGAGAATAGTGCCCAAGATGCCAAGACCATGCTGGACGCTTGCTCCAACCTAATGCTGGAATTCAACTGCTCAGTCATCTTAGTCCACCACACAGGCGTATCCGAAGAAGCCCAGCACCGTGCCAGAGGTTCATCAGCCTGGCGTGGAGCATTGGACATCGAGATCAGCGTTATCCCCGCCAGCCCCAACCAACCCATGCAATTGGTGCAGCGCAAGTCAAAGGACGCAGAAATTGCCAGCCCCATCTACATGGACTTGCAACAAGTCGTTATTCCAAGTTGGTACGACGAGGACAACCAGCCAGTCACCAGCGCCGTTCCAGTCCAGGCTACCGCACCAGCCGCCCCATCAAAGAAGGACTCCAAGATAGACGCCCACCGCAAAATGTGGGAGAACGCTTGGTGGGCCAGCGATGCTGAAGTCAGGGATGACCGCCCGTATCTATCCAGATCAGCCCTGAAAGACAAACTAGCGGCAGATGGGAACGCCGAGCGCACCGTCAGAAATATGATTAACCCGTCCTACAACGACAAGCTGATCGGCGCTTTAATCCAGTCTGGGATGATTGAGGCGACTGAACATGGCTGGACTATGGTCGATGAAACGCAGGCAAGCAGCATGATGATGCGTAAGAATGCTGAGACTTGATGGCAAATTGCCCTGTGGATAACCTGTGGATAACTTTTAAAATGTTGACCCTAAATGACCCTAGGGTCAAGTCTAGGGTCAGGGTCAAAAATGGGCAAAACAGCGCCAAAGTTGACCCTCCCTGACCCCCAACCCTTAGGGTTGGGGTCATAGGGTCAAGGCGATGCAGGGTTTTTGAGGGTTAGACTTGAAATTGAGTTTTGCCTGTGGATAACTTTTTTGGATAGGGTGACTTGAGGTTGCCTACTTTTTGGAAAGATGGTGATTCAAATGGGAGTTTATGGATTGGGCAGACCAGCAGACCCTAACGTCAAACACTTCCAGCGCAAGCTCGGGCCCGCTGAGAGGGCTACGCTTTTGGCTGCTGGTGATGGTGATATGTCCGCTGGCTTCTTGGAAGTTATCGACACCTACCAATTTTTTTACAATCTTGGATTGCGGCCCTCTACGGCACGAGATGCTGTCTCCCTGACCATCCTAGAGCCTGACGATTAGAACGCCTTGTAGCCCCGTTTAAAGCCCTTGGCGAGGCATTGGCGATGGTTGGGAACTGGCTTGTTATAAAAGTATTGTTTGAGTGAAGCTATCGGTTTGGAGATGTCGATAGGATTTGGCTATCGGGATTAGGTACTGCCGGGAAGCACCATCCGCCTCTTTTTCTCTTTTCTTTTTCCCCCCAATTTTTTCTGCTCAAGCCGGGTTATCCACAGGGTTTTTGCCAAAGTTATCCACAACCCATAAAAGTTATCCACAAATGTAGATCGTTGGCATTACATTTTATGTGCATAACTTTTAAATCACTTAACATAATGATGATCGTAGAATATGGATTTAGGGTTTTCCCTAGGTTTTTGGCTTTTGGATGGGGGGGGGAGGGGGTCGTCGTTGGTTGTGAATATTGGTGTACCCACCTCCCCTCCGAAAAAGCTAAAATAGCAAAAACTCCGAAAGGGTAAAGTGGCTACGAAAAAAAAGTTAAGTTCAGTCCAGATGACGATCCAGCGCTACGCAGAGAATCCACCGGCGACGCTACCCAAGACGGATCACCAGCGCATCAAGGAGCTCAAAGAGTTGATGATCCGGTCTGGCGGTAAGGATGTAGCTGAAAAGGTAATCCAGATTGCGCTCAACGATGAGCATCCCGGTCAGATGGCGGCGCTGAAGATGTGCATGGACAGGACGCTGCCAGTCAGCATGTTTGAAAAAGACAAAGGCCAAAGGTCAGCAGTCACGATCAATATCACGGGGTTAGGCGAAATCTTACCTACTATTGAAGGTGCGGCTATTGCTCAAGATGTAGAATATAGGCAAGCCGACTCGTAAGAGCTTTTAGCGCGTTTTGGGGTGCGCGTGGCTGACCACCCCAACCCTTCTAAAAGAGGCCACCATGACAAAAGCAGCAGATCGTGCCAAGGCAAAAGAACTTGGCGAGCGTTTTTACAGTACCGGCAAACCCTGTAAGCGCGGCCACATTTCCAAACGCTATACAGGCAAGGGCACTTGTTGCGAGTGCATGGCTGTTGATTTTGAAGCAAAAAAAGAAGATCGTCTCGGCCAAATGCGGGCGAACTACTCAGCAAAAAAATCACAATACGCCGATCGTATGGTGCTTTGGCGCACAGACAACAGACACAAGCAAGCCTCGTATTCCGCCAAGAAAAGGTCGGAAATGCTACTGCGAACACCAAAATGGTTAGATGATTGTGCTTTTGAGAAAATTGAAGAATACTACTTTACCGCGCACATGCTTGGTATGCACACAGGGGAACATTACCATGTTGACCACATAGTACCATTGCGCGGAAAGTTGGTAAGTGGGCTGCATGTTCCGTGGAATTTACAGGTCTTGACCAAAGTTGATAACCAAAGAAAGAAAAATAAATTTCATGTCTGACCTTAATTTTTCCTTACTGCCTTGGCAACAAGAAGTTTATTTAGATTCCACGAGGTTCAAAGTAATTGCGGCTGGACGGCGGTGTGGGAAAAGTAGGCTAGCAGCCACCACACTTATCATTGAGGGCTTGCGTTGTCCACCGGGATCGGCAGTGCTGTATGTGTCTCCTACGATGGGGCAGTCGAGGCAAATTGTTTGGGACTTGCTGCTTGATCTGGGGCGCGAGGTGATCCAGTCGAGCCATGTCAACAACTTGGACATCACGCTGATCAATGGCGCAAGGATTTATGTGCGGGGCGCTGACAGGCCGGACACGCTGCGGGGCGTTTCCTTGACCTATGCGGTGCTGGACGAGGTGGCCGACATCAAGCCCGAGGCGTGGGAGCAGGTCATTCGGGCGTCTTTGTCAGACCGCAAGGGCCGGGCGATGTTTATTGGCACGCCAAAGGGTCGCAACTGGTTCCATGACCTGTGGAAGTTGGGGCAAGATGAGCAGGACAGCGATTGGAAGTCATGGCACTTCACGACAGCGGATAACCCATTGATAGACGCTAGTGAGATTGAGTCAGCCAAGAAGACACTCAGCAGCTTCGCGTTCAAGCAGGAATTCTTGGCGTCTTTCTCCAACGCTGGCGCGGATGTGTTTAAAGAGGAGTGGATCAAGTACGGCGTCGAGCCTGAGTATGGCAGCTACTTCGTGGCGGTGGACTTGGCGGGATTTGAGGAAGTGGCGAAGCAGGCGGCGAATTCCAAGAAAAGGCTAGATGAGTCGGCCATTGCGGTGGTAAAAGTGACAGACGACGGCAAGTGGTTTGTCAAAGAGATTGAACATGGCAGGTGGGATATTCGTGACACGGCATCCCGTATTCTCATGGCAATGCGCGAGTACAGGCCGTTAAGTGTAGGTATCGAAAGAGGCGCATTAAAAAACGCCGTTCTTCCGTACCTATCGGACTTAATGCGTAAAAATAACATTTATAGCCATATTGTTGATCTGACCCATGGAAACAGAAAAAAGACGGATCGTGTTATTTGGTCATTGCAAGGTAGGTTTGAACACGGTAGAATCATTCTTAATAGTGAGGAAGATTGGTCAGACTTTACGGATCAACTGCTCATGTTTCCGAGCCAAGGCGTCCATGACGACCTTCCAGATGCGCTTTCTTACATTGACCAACTGGCTGTTACCAGTTACTTTGAGGAAGATGATGACGAAAATTCTTGGCAACCCCTCGACATCATCTCAGGTGTTTGAGCTAACAAAGCTCTGCCCAAAATGTAAACAGACACTCCCTACAACTTCTTTTTTTAAGCACAAGGGTCGCAGAGACGGGCTTCAAGCCTATTGCAAAAACTGCAAGTGCCTAAGGGATAGGCAGTATGATGCGGAGCACCGAGAAAAAATAAACGGCGCAGCGAGGCAGCGTAGGTCTACGGGCGATTCAAGGCAAGCGCATCTTGCAGCGCTAACAAGATACCGAGCCAAAAATCAGCCAATTCGCACAAAACTGCAAATGGCTAGGAAAAGCGCCAAATTGCAGCGGACACCTACATGGTTGACAGAGTTTGACCTAGTTAAAATCAAGTGCCTGTACCAACTGGCGGCTATGCGCAGCCGTGAAAGCGGCTACGATTGGCATGTTGACCATATAATCCCGTTACAAGGCGAGTTCGTTAGTGGTCTTCATGTACCTAACAACCTACGCGTCATACCCGCACTTGAAAATATGCGCAAAAACAACCGATACGAGGTCGCATGATGGATCAAAACGAGTTCGAAGAACCAACAGAAAACGACAAAGAGTTAACAGCCTTTGTCACTGACCACTGTGACCGCTGGCGAGATTATCGGGACACGAACTTTTTATCCCAATACCTAGAATACGAGCGCATTTTCCGTGGCGAATGGTCTGCGGAGGACAAGACACGCGAGTCTGAGCGCAGCCGAATTGTGACGCCAGCCACCCAGCAGGCAGTCGAGACACGGCACGCTGAGATCATGGAAGCTATCTTCGGTCAGGGCGACTTCTTCGATATCGAGGACGATCTGAAAGACGTTAACGGCAACCCGTTAGATGTCGAGATGCTTAAAGCCCAGTTAACGGAAGATTTTAAGCAGGACAAGATAAGAAAAGCTATCGATCAGATCGAGTTGATGGCAGAAATCTATGGGACTGGCATTGGCGAGATTGTGGTGAAGACTGAGAAGGTCTTTGAGCCAGCTACCCAGCCAATTCCGGGCCAGATGGGGCAAGCAGCTATTGGTGTGGTGGAGAAAAGCCGCATTGCTGTCAAGATCATGCCGGTCAATCCTAAGAATTTCTTGTTTGACCCCAACGGGACAAGCATCGACGACTGCATGGGTGTGGCGATTGAGAAGTTTGTCAGCATCCACAAGATTGTGGAAGGTATTGAGAAGGGCATCTACCGCAAGGTAAACATTACCACTGGCGATGAAGACACTGATCTTGAGCCGACTCAAGAGGTTAGCCAGTACCGTGACGGGAAAGTGCGCCTCTTAACCTATTATGGCCTTGTGCCGAGGGAATACCTGACTGAGAAAGATGTGGAGATAGAAAATCTGTTTCCCGATGACTCGGTTGCAGAGGACTACGCCGACATGGTGGAAGCTATTGTAGTGATTGCCAATGATGGAATGCTACTGAAAGCTGAAGAAAATCCGTACATGATGAAGGACAGGCCAGTTCTGTCCTATCAGGACGATACCGTCCCGAACCGGCTGCTGGGCAGGGGCACGGTGGAGAAGTCCTACAACATGCAAAAGGCGATTGACGCCCAAGTGCGTAGCCACTTGGACTCACTGGCGCTTACCACCAGCCCCATGATAGGGCTGGACGCATCTCGGCTGCCACGGGGCGCTAAGTTTGAGGTTAAACCGGGCAAAGCGTTCTTGGTGAACGGCAATCCATCTGAGATTCTCTACCCGTTCAAGTTTGGCGAAACGAGTCTGAACAATCTCAACACGGCCAAAGAGTTTGAGAGGATGTTGCTTCAAGCCACTGGCACGATGGACAGCCAAGGTATGGTCAGCCAAGGCAACCGTGACGGTGCTGGCATGTCAATGGCAGTAGCGACCATCATCAAGAAGTACAAACGCACACTGGTGAACTTCCAAGAGGATTTCTTGATTCCGTTCATCCAAAAGGCAGCGTTTCGCTACATGCAGTTTGACCCCGAGCGCTATCCATCGGTGGACATGAAGTTCATCCCAACGGCTACGCTGGGCATTATTGCTAGAGAGTACGAGCAGCAGCAGTTCATTGGTCTGTTGCAGACACTTGGCCCTAATACGCCAGTGCTGCCGCTGATCCTGAAGGGTATCTTGACCAATTCCAGCCTGTCCAACAGGTTTGAACTGATTGGAGCGCTTGATCAGATGAGCCAACCCAACCCAGAAGCGCAGCAGATGCAACAAATGCAGCAGCAACTCGCTTTGCAAGCGGCTCAAGCTGCGATTGCGGTTGACACGACTCAGGCCGAGCAGAATCGGGCAGAGGCGCAGAAACTGATGACCGAGACGCAACTGATGCCTGCTGAGACTCAAGCCAAGGTAATTTCTGCATCATCTAGGAACTTACCCGCTGGAAATGAGTCAAGCGAATTTGACAAACGGGTTAAAATTGCCGAGTTGATGCTAAAAGAAGCTGACATCAAGAACAAATCCAAGATAGTTGAACTCCAGATGAACAAAGCTGGTGACATGGAAGACTATTTTCTTGAAAATCTTTCCTCGGAGTTGACAAATGGAAATCGATAAAATTTTTGGTTCTGACGGTGTTGACGCTCTTGGGGGCAACGCACTAGATGCGGTAAACAGCTCCATCTTAGAGGTGAAGGCTCTGCAAAAGCGCAAGGCTTCAGAGAACGTGAAAGTAGTTGTCCAGGCGCTAAAGAAGATTGAGTCCAATCTGCAAGACAAGTATGACGGTGTTACCGCAGTTATTGAAGATCGTGTGGCCTCGATCAAGGACGGCAAAGACGGGCAAAACGGGGTTAATGGTCGAGAGGGAAAAGACGGTAGACCCGGACGAGACGGCGCAGTTGGCCCACGGGGTACAAACGGCGTAGACGGGCGCAACGGTATCGACGGCACAGATGGCGTTTCCGTCACTGACGCGCACATTGACTTTGATGGCAGCCTGATTATTGATCTATCAACGGGCCGTGCTATCAACGTGGGCGAAGTAGTCTCACAAGACCTAGAAGAACGCATCAAAATTATTACCAGCGGAGGCGCAGGGGGCGGCGGTGGCGGCGGTAGTGGCACGGTCACGAGTGTTGCAACTGGCACAGGTTTGACAGGTGGCCCAATCACCACAACTGGAACTGTTGCCTTAGCAAACACCGCTGTGACGGCAGGGGTTTACACCGCAGCAAACATTACTGTTGATGCTCAAGGAAGAATTACAGCCGCTGCAAATGGCAGTGGCGGCGGCGGCGGCACAGTTACCAGCGTTGCCGTTTCTGGTGGCACAACTGGGCTAACCGTTTCTGGTAGCCCAATTACTACATCGGGAACCATCACCTTGGCGGGTACGCTAGCAGTACTTAACGGCGGCACAGGAGTGACTACAAAGACAGGAGCAGGCGATGTTGTGCTGTCCACCAGCCCCACATTGGTGACGCCTGTTTTGGGTACACCACAATCAGGTAATTTAATTAATGCTACGGGGCTTCCAATTACTACAGGGGTTTCTGGTTTAGGCGCTAACGTTTCCACGTTCCTTGCCACCCCTACTTCCGCTACTTTAAGAACTGCGGTGACTGACGAGACAGGTACGGGTTCTTTGGTCTTTGCCGCAAGCCCTACGCTGGTTACCCCCATACTTGGCACCCCACAATCAGGCACGCTAACCAACGTCACTGGGCTTCCAATTACTACAGGGGTTTCTGGTTTAGGTGCTAATGTTTCCACGTTCCTTGCTACACCCACATCTGCTACTTTGGCTGCTGCGGTCACGGATGAAACAGGTACGGGAGCGCTAGTGTTTGCTGCAAGCCCTACACTGACTACACCCATACTCGGCACCCCACAATCAGGTACTCTGACCAACGCTACGGGGCTTCCGATATTAAGTGGGACTACCGGAACACTAACGGTAGCCAGAGGCGGCACAGGAGCCACAACGCTCACGGCTAACAACGTGCTGCTGGGCAATGGCACTTCTGCGCCATTGTTTGTTGCTCCCGGCACAAGCGGGAATGTGCTGACCTCAGACGGTTCGACTTGGACGAGCGCTGCGGGTGGTGGCGGTGGTAGCGCAACTCTGACTATCTCCGACAAAACAGCAGCCTACACCGTTGTTGCTGGTGATCTTGGCGCGGTTATTAACTGCACTAGCGGCACGTTTACTGTAAGCCTGACTGCTGCCGCAACGCTTGGTGCTGGGTTCAATGTAACTATTTGGAATACAGGCACTACTGCTTCAAACGTAATCACGATTGACCCCGCTGGTGCAGAAACAATTGATGGTAAAGCAACGCGAATTCTTAGGCGCGGTGAAGGGATGCAAGTTGTCTGTAACGGGACTAACTGGCAAACTGGCAATAAGAAAGTAATGCGAGGGTATGCTGAAAACTTAGATACTGGTGGTCCTGCCCCGCTTGCGTCAGGGGAAAACGGTGTAGCTATAGGACTTGTATCTACCGCATCTGGTAGTTATTCTTTTAGCGCTGGATATAACCTAACAGCTTCTGGGCAAGGGTCTACCGCTTTGGGTATTGGATACTCGGGCGCTATCACAGCGTCCTCTAGCTACTCAACTGCGCTCGGTACAAATAGCGCGGCAAACGGCTCTCAAGCAGTAACAGGCGCAGGAGCAATGGCGTTGGGCGGCAGCTACGCATCAGGCACGGACAGCTTTGCTGCTGCGATTGGAAATAATACTGCCACCTATGGAGCGCAAGGGGCTAACAGTGTTGCGATTGGGAAATTATCTAAAGCCACAGGAACAAGCTCAATTGTTGCGGGTGGAGATACTAATACAGCCTCTGCTGTTTACGCAACAGTTATAGGTGGGCTAACCAACACAGCATCTGCTCAAGGCGCAACTGTTTTGGGGGGTCAATCTAATGTTGCCTCTGGGCTTAGGTCAGCCACAATAGGCGCGTCAAATGGCACAACACGCGGTATCAGTGGAAATATTGTAATTGGCGCAAGCGAAAGCATTGTAAATTTTACAGTTGGCGCTCAACAATTGGCAATGCTGGTTCTGGCGAAAAAAACAACTAACGCAACTGCAATAGCGTTATCTTCTGATTCAAATACCGCTTCGGTAAATAATCAAGTTATCCTACCCAATAACTCAGCATATTATTTCCGTGGTGAGTGTGTTGCGGGAGTTACGGGCGCTGGCGATAGTAAAGGTTGGTATATTGAAGGCGTAATTAAGCGCGGCGCTAATGCGGCGTCTACTGTTCTTGTTGGTACACCTAGCGTAACCTCTTTGTATGCAGATGCAGGGGCAGCTACATGGAACCTAACTGCAACAGCAGACGTTACCAATGGTGCTTTAGCTATCACGGCAACTGGTCAAGCAGCTACAACCATTCAATGGGTGGCACAAATTCGCACAACCGAAATGACTTACTAAGGAAAGAAAATGGCTATCCAACTTGACCTCTCCACTTCTCAGTACGGCGTTCCTTTCACAGGCGCTTATTTTCGCATCGTCACAGCAGCCGTGAGCCGAACCCGCAGTGCAGACAACCGCCATTCAGTCATGCTGGATGTTGCTGGTTACGCTACGCAGCCTAGTGACGAAGACACACGCGATGTGGATTTTCGCCGTTACCACTGCCCATTGTCAGAAGTCGAAACCCAAACTGGTGACGGCTTCCTCGCCAAGTGCTACGCATGGGTGATGGCTCAAGACGATATGGCTGGCTCGACGGGGGTTTAAGAAGCACCCATGATTAATGATGTAACACACCGCGAGATATACGACAGGCTGATGGCTGTTGAGGCCAAGGTTGATGCTATTGCAAGTGACACCGCTGCCGTAATCAAAGCCTTTGACGCGGCTCAGGGCGCGTTTACCGCACTGGAAACACTTGGCAAGCTGGCAAAGCCTTTGCTGTGGATTTGCGGTCTGCTGGCGGCTATATTGGCGTTTTTAGAACACTTAAAGTCACGCTAGTCATGGTTGACCCCTTCACAGCACTGGCAGCGGTTAATACCGCGATCAAACTTGTCAAGGCTACTGTCAAAACAGTACAGAACCTTGAGAGCTTGGGGCCGTGTCTGGGTCAGTTCTTTGGCGCTAAAGCTGAAGCAATTAAGGTAGTCAAGGCCGGTGGATTCAAAGGCTCTGCAATGGGTCAGGCGCTTGAGTTAGAAATGGCGATTGAGTCTGCCAGAGCGTTTGAAGAAGAAGTGAAGATGCTGTTCTTTCAGTCCAACAAAATGGACGTATGGCAAAAGATCGTAGCCCGTGCTTCTACCATCACAAGCGCCCAGATTCAAGCGGAGCGCCGGGAACGGGAAGAAGCCAAGCGCCGTAAAGATGAGGTTGATGAACTTGTTGAGGTAGTTCTTTTCAGCATTATCACAATTGCGCTTATCGGGACTATCGGGTATTTCGTCTACGAGGCCGTGGCGCAGTGCCAAGGCCAATGCGGTTTTCAAAAAGGTTAGCCAATGAATCCAGAGTTGCAAAAATACTACGAAGCCCGTTTTGATTTGTTTTCAATGCCAGGCTGGATTGACCTTATTGAAGACGTTGACAACATGATCAACGCATTGAACAATGTGTCTACCATTGCGGATGAAAAAAGTCTACAATTCCGCAAAGGCGAGATTTCTATCCTGACTTGGCTGGTAAACTTGAAAGAGATCAGCGCAAGAGCCTACGAGGACTTGAATGAAAAGAATGTATGAATTTGTCTGCGATTGCGGGCAACGCACTGAGTCACTGACCGATTATGAGATGAGCAGTGTTAAGTGTTCATGCGGTGGGCTTGCCCACCGTGTTATTAGCGCTCCAAGCATTAACTTGGAAGGGTGGTCTGGCAATTTTCCCTCTGCATGGGGGAAGTTTGACAAAAAACACCGCGACAAGTTAGCCCAAGAGCGCAAAGCCAACTCATAAGCGAAAGCCGAGTTGAATTATCCTACAACCATTTTGGCAGGAACATAAAATGTTGATTGATGAAGAACAAGAGCCGCTAGGCGAACTCGAAATTGAAGAGAAAAAATCTGAACTTCCTGACAAGTACAGGGCTAAAAGTTTAGAAGAAGTCGTGCGGATGCACCAAGAAGCTGAAAAGCTCATTGGCAAGCAAGCCCAAGAGGTGGGCGAAGTCCGTAAACTTGCAGACGAGTTACTCAAGCAAAACCTCGGTTCTAGGCAGCAACAAGTAGAGGAAGAACCTGAAGTTGACTTTTTTGAGAACCCTCAAAAAGCAGTTCAAGGCCAGATTGATAAGCATCCAGATGTTCTTGCGGCCCGACAAGCGGGTCAAGATTTCAAAAAGATGCAGATTCAGCAGAGGCTCAACGCAGAGCATCCTGACTACTCACAAGTGGTCAATGATTCTGGGTTTCAAGATTGGGTGAAGTCTTCACCTATTCGTTTGGGACTTTATGCAAGAGCAGATGGTGACTTTGATTTCGATTCAGCCAATGAGTTGTTGTCCACTTACAAAGAATTGCGCGGTGTGAAAGCTCAACAGTCCGAAAAAGCGTCTGACGCTACTCGGGCAAAGAGCATGAAAGCAGCACAAGTTGATGTGGGTGGCTCTGGCGAGAGTTCAAAACGAGTCTACAGACGCGCCGACCTTATTCGTCTCAAAATGACTGACCCTTCGCGTTACGAAACGCTGAATGATGAAATACTCGCAGCTTATGCCGAGGGTCGCGTACGTTAATTTAACTGGAGCATTAATATGGCATATCCCACCCCGCAAGTAACGAATACCACCGCAGCAACGTTTATCCCTGAGATTTGGTCTGACGAGATCATCGCCGCTTACAAGAAAAATCTTGTGATGGCGAATTTGGTCATGAAGATGAATTTCAAGGGTAAAAAAGGCGATGTGATTCACATTCCCGCACCTACCCGCGGTGTCGCTACACTGAAGGCCGCGTCTACAGCCGTCACTTTGATTGCTGATACCGAGTCTGAAGTGCAAGTGAGCATCAACCGCCACTTTGAGTACAGCCGTTTCATTGAGGACATCACCGAAGCACAAGCATTGGCATCTATGCGCCAGTTCTACACTGCTGACGCTGGTTACGCATTGAGCCGTGCAGTGGACTCTGACCTGATCAACTTGGGTCGCTCGTCCAACGGTGGCGCTGGCACTAATGCCTACGCAACTGGTGCGTTCATTGGTGGTGATGGTACGACTGCTTATGTTGCCGCAAGCAACAACGAGTCAGCTTTGACCGATGCTGCTATCCGCCGCACTATTCAGCGTCTTGACGACAACGACACTGCTATGGATAACCGCTTCTTTGTCATCCCACCATCAAGCCGTAACACGCTGATGGGTCTTGCCCGTTATACGGAACAAGCCTTCGTGGGTAATGGCAATGCGATCCGCAATGGCGAAATCGGCAACCTGTACGGCATCCCTGTCTTCACTACCTCCAACGCTGACACTGCCTCTGGCAGCGCTGGCGCACGGGTGTGCTTGATGGGTCACAAGGACTCGATGGTTTTGGTTGAGCAAATCGGCATCCGTTCGCAGATTCAGTACAAGCAGGATTACCTGTCTACGCTGTTCACCTCCGACACCCTTTACGGTGTTGCTGGTTTGCGTAACGCAGCGTCTGTCGGTGCGGCTAAGTCTGCATCGTTGTTTGCTCTGCTCGTGCCAGCCTAACCCCCACTCCCCCCAGCAATGGGGGGCATTACTTTTAAGGAGTTAGAAAATGGCTGCTGCAACCGCAATTACTGCTCGACAGGGCAACGACCAATTCCGTGGCGTCTTTAATGACACATGGGTTGTCAAGTGCACCTTAGACTCGGCTTCCGTAGCGGATCAAGCCGCTGGAACTGACACCGTAACTGTCCCCGGCGTTGTCTTAGGCGATATGGTAATCGGCTTGTCTGCTGGAGTTAGCGAGGCAGGGCTTGTTCGCCGTGCCTATGTTTCCGCTGCTAACACTGTCACAATCGCAACGACCAACACTACTGGCGCTGCGGTGGACTTGGCGGCAACGACTATTAGATTGGTCATTGCTCGCATCGTTTAAACGGGGGGCTTCGGCCCTCCTTTTTTAGGATAATCATGGCAACATTTCGTTGTTTGCAGTCTGGCAACACTGTGACTTTTACACAGCCGGTAGACATCGACTCGATGCGCGGTCATCAGGGCTATGTGCGTCTGGACGAGCAAGTTGAGCCTGAAAGCAAACCTTTGCCTATGCTAGCCCCACCCAAGCGTATGGGTCGGCCTCGTAAAGTAGTAACAACAACATGAAAACCGGTCTTTTATCTGGTGTTTCATGTCCTGTAGCCACGCAAGATGTGGCTATAAATTTGAAGAACCGCAATAATGCGTTCAAAGAATTTGGCTATGGGCCACCAAACCCAGATGAACCCAACGAAGTATTTTGGCTAAAAAAAGCCAAGATGTACAACGCGCCAACGGCTTCCATTAAAGGAATGCTTTGCGGCAATTGCGCTGCTTTTGTTCAAACACCCAAGATGATGGAGTGCATCGTTGGTGGGCTTGAGAAGGACGAGAACGAAGGCGAGTTATCTTACGATGAACAGTTCGTAGCTGCTGCTGATTTGGGCTACTGCGATCTGTTTCAATTCACTTGTGCAGCGGCCCGTACTTGTGATGCTTGGAAGTCTGGTGGGCCAATAACTAAGGATTAGATCATGTACGGTAAAGCACCAAAAATGTCCGGCAAAAAAGCCATGCCTGTGGCTATCATGGTTGCCGTTGGAAAGCCAAAGCCACTGCCTAAGCGTGGACAGCGCACTGCCACCAACATGGCGACCAAAGCCAAACGAGGTAAGTAATGTCTACCTTTCAACTTGACCCCAACCAAGTGGCGCTTGGCGTCCCCAGTTTGGGGGTAACGCAGGTGTTTACTGTTACCGCTTCTA